ACTGGTGCTGCAAGAAAACAAAAAGACGTAACCTGGTATTAGTATGTGGTTAGGTGCTATTAAATTAGCGTTAAACGCAGGAACGCATATTTACAAAAAAAAACAGGAAACTAAAATGCTAATGGCTGATGCACAAGCACAACATGCATCTAAGATGGCCACAGGTGAACTAGCATTTAGTGGAAAACTTTTAGAAGCTAGACAAAACGATTATAAGGACGAGGTAGTTCTTGCAATATTAACGTTGCCCATAATTGTCCTTGCATATGGGGTTTGGTCAGACGATCCACAGGCTATGGACAAGATAAAAATTTTCTTTGAGCATTTCCAAGCACTCCCAAAATGGTTTACTAATTTATGGGTACTTGTATGCGCTAGCATATTTGGTATAAAGGGTACACAAATATTTAGAAACAACGGAGTTAAAAAATAGTGATTGATAAAAAAGAAAAGAATACTTTAAAAAAACATAGCGTGCACCACACTGCAAAGCATATGTCTACAATGAAAAAAAAAATGCAAAAAGGTATAACATTTAAAAAATCACATAACCAAGCAATGAAAAAGGTAGGAAGATAATGAAAAACTATAGACAAAATAAAATGGGTGGCGGAATGATGGAAAGACCTATGTATGGAGCAGGTGGTAAAACTTTAAAACCTGTTAATAAGAAAAAAAATCCAGGACTTGCAAAATTACCAACTCCAGTAAGAAATAAAATGGGCTTTAAGAAAAATGGTGGTAGTATATAATGGCTAAACCAGGATTATACGCAAACATTCATGCTAAGAAAAAAAGAATCGCTGCCGGCTCAGGTGAAAAAATGAGAAGCCCCGGTACTAAAGGTGCACCAACTGCAGCTAATTTTAAAAGAGCAGCTAAGACAGCTAAACCTATTAAAAAGAAAGCGTAATGGCAAGCGCAGCTTGGACACGAAAAGAAGGTAAATCACCCTCTGGCGGTTTAAATGCTAAAGGTCGTGCAAGCTATAAAGGTGGCACTTTAAAAGCACCTACTAAATCTAAAACAAGTTCAAGACGTAAATCATTCTGTGCACGTATGTCAGGTATGAAAAAGAAATTAACTTCTGCTAAAACTGCAAGAGATCCAAACAGCAGAATAAATAAATCATTAAGAAAGTGGGATTGTTAAATTGGAAATAGAAAGATTACTAAAAATAATAAAAGATAGATTAGATAACCTAACTAATATTGTAACAACGGGTGTTGACACCATGGAAAATTACAAGTATATATTAGGACAAATAAACGCCCTAGAGGCAACTAAACAGGAAATCTCTAACCTGCTAGATAACAAGGAGCAAAAAGAAAATGAAGGCACAGTCATCGATATTGGGGACCACAAGCCCAAAAATTGAATTACCTAACAAAGATCTTGTTGGCGTAAAAAAATCAGAAAAAAAAGAAGTTACAAAAGAAGAAACAAAACTACCAAAACCAACTGGTTGGAGGATGCTTGTTTTACCATTTAGAATGAATGAAAAAACAAAAGGCGGAATCTTACTTGGCGGCGAAACTATAGACAGACAACAAGTTGCATCACAATGCGGAAGTGTACTTGCAATGGGAGACGCTTGTTATTTAGATAAAGACAGATATCCAAATGGTCCATGGTGCAAGGTTGGTGATTGGATAGTCTTCGCACGTTATGCCGGATCAAGAATAGAAATTGATGGTGGTGAAGTACGTCTTCTAAATGAAGATGAAGTTTTAGCAACCGTAGAAGATCCAACGGATATTCTACATAAATATTAACATAGGAAGGACACTATGCCAGAAGCAAATAAAATAAAAAAAGATGAGATGATGGTAGACATAGATACTTCAGGTCCAGAGACCGAAGTTAGTTTGCCAGAAGAAACAGTAAAAGAAACAGCACCCGTAGAACAGGAAACAGTAATAGAAACAAAACCGGAAACAGAAACAAAGAACGATGAAGATTTAGAAGATTATAGTAAAGGTGTTCAATCACGTATTGCTAAACTTACTCGTAAGATGAGAGAAGCAGAACGTAGAGAACAAGCAGCTGTAGAATACGCACAAGCTGTGGAAAAGAAAAGACAAATTGATAACGAAAGATTTCAACAAGTTGATTCTGCTTATACTAAAAAATTTGAGGACAATGTAAAACTAGGAATGGATTCAGCGCAAAAAGATCTTGCGATGTCTATTGAATCTGGTGATGCAGCGGCTCAAGTTGAGGCTAACAAAAGAATTGCTACACTTGCATTTGAAAATGCAAAATTAGAGCAAAAAAGAGAACAGCAACCTGTTATACAGGAACCTGTAAACATACCTCAACAACCACAACAACCACAAAATTTACCTGCACCAGACCCTCAAGCTGAGGATTGGGCTAGTAAAAATACTTGGTTTGGACAAGATAGAGCAATGACCTATACAGCATTTGAGATCCATAAGGACTTAGTTGCTGAAGGTTTTGATCCTCAATCTACTGAATACTATGCAGAAGTTAATAATAGAATAAAAGTTGACTTTCCTCATAAATTTGGTAATACTGAAACTAAGCAAACGGCCAAGCCCGTTCAGTCGGTCGCTTCAGCTAATAGAAGTGTAAAATCTGGTCGCAAAACTGTGAGACTCACATCATCACAGGTAGCAATAGCTAAAAAATTAGGTGTGCCACTAGAAGAGTATGCAAAACAACTAAAACTCACGGAAGGAGCATAAGCATATGTCAAACGAAATAGAAAAAAAAGTAACTTCACGTGCGAGCCAAACTCGGTCAAATACTGAAAGACCAAAAGAGTGGGCTCCTCCATCTTCTTTAGATGCACCCACTGCGCCGGATGGATTCCGACACAGATGGATACGGGCAGAAAGTTTAGGATTTCAAGATTCTAAAAATATTTCTGGAAGATTAAGATCTGGTTATGAATTGGTGAGAGCTGATGAATATAAAGATACTGATTATCCCGTAGTCACTGATGGTAAATACGCAGGAGTGATTGGAGTAGGTGGCCTTGTACTCGCAAGGGTACCCGAAGAAATCGCGCAGTCAAGAACTGAATATTTTAAAAAACAATCTCAGGGTCAAGACGAAGCTATAGAAAACGATTTAATGAGGGAAGAGCACAAGAGTATGCCGATCAACGTTGATAGGCAGTCTCGCACAACCTTCGGTGGCAAAAAGTAATTTTACTTTTCCAACGATTAAATTAAACCGTACTGGAGGCCCTTAGGGGCAGGTACATAAGGAGAAAAAACATATGGCTAATAGACAAACAGCAGGATATGGTTTTAGAGCAGCTGGGACGCTAGGTAATACACCTGCAACTCAGGGACTTTCTAATTATAATATCGATGCAGCTGTCAATATTGACTTGTTCTACGGACAAGCAGTGGCAGTTACGGCAGGTTATGTTGTTACAGCAGAAGACGCTACAACAGCAGAATCAATTGGTGTTTTATATGGTATCTTTTATGAGGATGGAACAACGTTGAAACCAACGTTCAACAATCATTATAACGGTGCTATTACACCATCAACAGCAAAAAACGGCGGCGATATCGTAGCTTTCGTTAATGACAATCCCTTCCAAATATATCATATGGCAACAGATGCAGCAGTAGCTGCAAACATTCCTGCTGCTCATGCATTATTTATGGATACGTTTAGTGGTAGCGCCAATACTGGCGGAAGCACTACAACAGGGGTATCATCTAACACGCTTGATATCGGAGCAACTAACGCAACATCACACACTTGGAGACTAATCAGAGGAGTTGAAGATCCTGAAAACGGAGATTTAACATCAGCATTTTGCAATGTTGAAGTGGTTCAAAATTTGAATCAATTCATTGATAGTTCTGGGTCTTAACAGAGAATAGGAGATAAATAATGGCAATATCAAGAACGCAACTCGTAAAAGAGTTAGAGCCAGGATTGAACGCCCTGTTCGGCCTGGAATACAAAAGGTATGATAATCAGCACGCTGAAATCTATACCAACGAATCATCTGACAGAGCTTTTGAAGAAGAAGTAATGTTATCTGGTTTCGGAAACGCAAGTGTAAAAAGTGAAGGATCTGGTGTAGCATTTGATGATGCACAAGAATCTTTCTCTGCAAGGTACACGCATGAAACAGTTGCTTTAGCATTCGCTATAACTGAAGAAGCTATCGAAGATAATCTCTACGATAAAATTTCTTCTAGATATACAAAAGCTTTAGCAAGATCTATGTCTAATGCTAAACAAGTGAAAGCAGCAGCACCTTTGAACAACGGTCTACCAACAGTAGATGGTTTTGATTCAGGGGATGGTGTTTCTTTATTTAACACTGCTCACACAACTGTAAGCGGAACTAGTGTTAAAAACACACTTACTACACAAGCAGACTTAAACGAAACTTCGTTAGAACAAGCAATGATTGATATCTCTGCTATGACTGACGAAAGAGGTTTAAGAATTGCAGCTAAAGCAGTCAAAATGATTGTTCCATCTGCAAACCAATTCGCAGCTGAAAGACTTATGAAGTCTCAAGGCAGAACTGGAACTGCTGATAATGATATAAATGCATTATCATCTATGGGAATGATTCCTCAAGGTTACAGAGTGAATAACTACCTAACTGATACTGATGCATTTTACATTATTACTGATGTACCAAATGGTATGAAAATGTTCACTAGAGCACCATTGACAACTGCAATGGAAGGTGACTTTGATACTGGTAACGTTAGATACAAAGCTAGAGAAAGATACTCGTTTGGAGTTTCTGACTTTAGAGGTATCTTCGGCGTTGAAGGTGCGTAATTAATAAAACTTTTTGTGGCCGGACATGTTTCGGCCACATTTTAATAAGAAAGTAATAATATGAAAAAATTCCTAGTAAATATATGGGCCTATGATCATCATGCAAAATTTGAAGTTTTGTCTGAAGATAGTCCTGTTTCCCTTGAAAAATCAATCCTTGACAAGTTGGGAGAAAAGAGTATAAATTGGGAATCTCTCGGAAATAGTTACGATCCGGGACTAAATCGAATAACTTTTGAGGAGGTTGTTTATGATACAAGACCTATACAAAGCAAAAAGGTCCTTGGAGTTGAAGTGGGAACAAGAGCATATTAATGAAGATAGATATACTCTTAACATGGTTAGGCTCGATGATAAAATCAGGCAAATCATTACTGAAATTAAGCTGGAAGAAGCTGAAATCGCTCACAGGCAAAATAACGTTGAAGGCGTTGCTCCACAAGTTTCTGTAGCTACTTAAGACACAAAGCTACATCGCTGAAATCGCACTTTTATTACGGGGTCTCTTGCACTCTACTAAAAAGTATAATATAAATTACACACTATATATAAATAAATTTAAATGTAGACGCGTATAGTCGACAACCCCTAGGGACTACATTTATTATATTCTAGGAGGAATATTAACATGGCTAATACAACATTTAACGGTCCGGTTAGAGCAGAAGGTGGATTTAAACAAATCTCTAAAAATGCTACAACAGGTGCTATTACAGACAACACAACAATCGACTCAAGCGGAAATCTTTCCGTTGGTGGAACAACTGTTTTATCTTCATCACTTAATGGTATCTCAGATTTTTTTAATGAAGGAGTTAACACAGTACCTTTAGGATTAAATCCTACATGGAATCTTAACTTTGGTAAACCCGATCAAGGTACTATTGCAAACGTAGATGATCTTCTTACAAACCCTAACACAGCATTGAGATTATCAATGGCTTTAGAAAAAGTAGCAAATCAATCTGCTGTTCTTACAGCAGCACAAACAGGTGCTATTTTTGGTGGAACAGGTGTAGTAGGAACTGATTTTGCAATCGCAGCTGGAGCTACAAATATTGCAGCTAACCAATCAGTTGTAAGATACACAGGTAATGTTGGTGCAACACTAGCATTAACAGCATCAACTACTGATCTAGCTTCTGACACTCATAAAAGTTTAATTATTTTTACTGACAATGTAATCGCTGCTTCTGCAGTTCTTACTTTACAAGTACAGACAAATAATGAACTTGATGCTTCTTCTTTTGAAGCATTTGTTACAGGCGCTGGAACTAACGTACTAGAACGTGAAGCAGGAACTACAGATGCACATGCTAAGATTATCTTAACAGCATCTGCTGCAGAAACGACTATCAAAGCTGGATCTTACATTTATTTTGAAGCTGCTAATAACACAGACCAGATGTCTGTAAAAATGATGATTAGAACTACTGGCGGAACTATCGCAGTTACAACAGCTAATAACTAATAACTAATTAGAGTGGGGCTTCGGCCCCATTCAGTAATCTTGATTAAGGAGGGATTATGGCAGACACAGTAACAGGACCAACTATCATGCAAGAAAATGATGTTAGAGTGGTTATTAAATACGTAAATGAATCAGACGGAGATGGCGGATCAACAGTTTTTGGAGATGTGTCAGCAATGGCTAACAATGCAAATGGTGCATCTTGTTTACACTTAGTATTACAAAGAGTATGGTTTTCAGCTGATACTGGAAATGGTGGAGATTCTTTTATTCGTATGGATGAAGAAGATAACAATGGTGATATACCTATTATTGGTTTAACAGGATCAGGTTATTGGGATTTTAGAGAATTTGGTGGATTAAAAACTGACAAATCAGCTAACAGTAATCAAAGTGATGTTAACCTTGTAGTTGCAGGTGCCGCAGATGCGGGTAACATGTATACGGTAATAGCAGAATTTAAAAAATTATATTAGGAGGTAGCTTATGGCCAATACAACATCTGGCACAGTTACTTTCGATAAAACTTTTGCTGTAGATGAAAT